AACGCAGCATTACCGGTATAACGCTTTATGCCGGTTGGTAGCTGAGATAATCCCAGCGCCGCGCTGACGCCTGATGCCAATTGCTGATCGCTGTATGGCTGGTCACCGTTTTCGTGGTGAATGATTGCTGCGCACAGGGATTTCAATACATCGGGATTTGACGCGTCGATTTGCTGATCCGGCTTCACATTGAGCCGATCACAAACCGCCTGGATATAAGACGCTGTATCGTTGTTATCGCCCGGCGGCGCCCAGCGGTTAATAATATCGTTTACTGTATCGATGCCCTGCCGCTGGTACGACAGCAGGTTGCGCCCCAGCGCACGGATCCCGTGTTCAGGCGTTTCGAATTTAGCAAAGCGGCCATCACTGCCTGCTTGTCCTACCCACGGATTTTTCTCACTGAACTCCAGGTTACCAGGATTGTTATTGCGCACACCACGCGCAGCGTCAGCGCCACTGCTTGCAGCAGCAGAAACACGGGCACCGCCAGCGCCATCGCTCAGTTCACCGTTATTGTTGATGAAATCAATCGAGTCACTGGCCGCCCAGTGTGAAAGCGCGTTGTTCGCTACACTCTCTTTAAACTCAACCTTCTTCGCCTGGATCTGTTCATCACTCCAGCCATGCGCTGCGCCATACTGCTCGATTTGCTGGAACGTCTGAACATGTGCTGCCGTATACGCAGCATTATCACTGTAAAGCCCGGCGGTAGTTTTACTGCTATTCTCCAGCGTGGCCTGAAACTGGCCTTGCTCATACGCATTGATCTGCCCCACTTCATGCCTGCTGGCCTGCGTTGCGAACTGTATCCGCTGCTGCTGCGCCTGCTGCAGAAATGCGTTACGGGCTTGTTCATCCGGCAGCCCTGCGGCAATTTGCTCGACCTGCTGATCAAACTGCCGGGTATATTCTGCCCCCTTGCCGATCGCGTTTTTCCCCTGCAGGGTTAGCAGCCCCCGATCTGGATCATGCAGCAAACCATTGCTAACGGCATTCAGCTGTAAGCTGGCCTCCTGCGTCAGCGCCACATTGGCACGTTGTTTGGCCTCCGCCAGCGCACCCACGTACTTTTGCCCGACATCGGCAACGACATCGCCAAGATTTGGCGCTTGGGGTGCGGAGAATCCCTGGAACTGATAGCCGCGGCTTTCGACCTGGCGACCCTGAATGGTTGGTACTACTGGCATGGTTCCTCCTTATCGTCCGGTAGGCGTGCCGACGGCAGCAGTAATCGGCGCAGCTTTGCTCTGCGTAAACGGACTCCATGTGCCGCCGCCCATTTTGTATGCCCCATAGGCCTGTAGTGGAGCGGTAAGCAGCGTCGTCAGCGCGCCCATATTCCCCTGCTGGCGCGCTGCGCTGGCGCTGGAGCGGTAATTCTCAGCCTGCACCTGATAGCCATAAGCTTCACGTTGGGCGTTATTGACCGTTGTTAGCGCATCAAGGGCACCGAACTGCGCAGTGTTGCCGAAAATATCCAGCGCATTACCCGTGCTGAGATCCGCGCCTGTGGCAGCCATAGTCGCCGCCTGAGTTCCGGCCGCTTGCCGGTTACGGCGGCGCACTTCGTCAGCCTGTGCATTGCCCCGATTGATCGAATCCTGAGCCTGCGCCGTCGCCACTTTTGCATTCTGATTTGCCACGGCAACCTGATATTTGCCCTGTTGATACTGCTGATACGCCTGCAGGCCAGACGTGCCTATTGCAGCAGCAGCTAAAACAGCCGGACCACACATTATTTTTTCTCCATGTAAAAGCGATGAAAAGGTAAGCCGGAAGCGCCATACGGCGCCGGGTCGTCAAGCCGGAATCCCAGCCAGTGCAGCCACGCCTTTGCGACGTGGTTACGGGCATCAACGTAATTCTCAAGATGCGGATAAACAGAGAGCATCGCAGTGACTACACGGCCACAGCGCCGCAGGAATGTGCGCTGATATTTCTCAAGCACATCGCTGCCAACAAGCCAGGGAATGCCGCTGCCGCCGAGCATCGATGCGGGCGCTACGCCGAAGATGGCCACTACCTCACCATTGATTAGCCCGGCGCAGCAGAACGTAGATGTGCGCAAACCGGCTTCCAGCACCTGGCGTGCATTCCAGTCATTGATCGCGGCAAACTCGTCAATGTCAGCCTGACGAACGTGCGGCAATAACGCCTCGATATGCTCAGATGTTGCGGGAACTATGCGGGCATCAATCATCAGACACCTCCTACAGTTATGCGTGGGATAATAGCCAGCACTGTCAGCGGCAAAGGATCCTGCTGGCGCACCTGCACCCGGCCATTCCTGCTCCAGTTCGCAGAGAGTTTCAGCTCAATAACACCAGTGGCGTCATCAACCGGATCGTCATAAAACTCAAACTCACGCTGTGGATATTCATAGAACTCACCGCCTGGCGTGGACGCCCAAACGCCTCGGCTGGCGTTTACGATCAGGTTTGCTGATGTGATAAGTTTTTTCTTGTCGATCAGGGTTTCCTGGCCGTTGACGTTGATGTCCAGCGTCTCCAGTTCAGCAGTAATCGGCAGCCCGATATGCACGACCGCGCCGGGGTTCTCCAGCGTGACGCTGCCGCCGGTCACGACTTTCTGCGGTTCAACATTGGCATCGCAGAGGATGTTTACAGTTTGCCCTTCGAGGTGATCGAGACCGGCAAAAGTGCTGCGGGCAAGCTGCCAGTTGCTGGTTGCCGTGTTGCGCAGCGCCGGCGGCACATTGCGGCTTGCTGAGACCTTGACGCTGTTGTCATGCAGAAATTGAGTGATGGTACAACGCAGCTCTTTTTGCTGGCCTTCTTCATCTGCATACGGCATCTGGATTTGCGAGCCGACGTCAGTTGCACGGAACGGCGCCGCGCCGGTAATCGTCAGCGTGTACTCGGTGCGGTAATCCCATTCGCCGCAGCCGCCAGTCAACTTTGCGGTTTTCGCCGCATCGGTATTTCGTCCGTCATAACTCAGACCGCTATCGACAAAGAAGGCGTCTTCAGTAGACGTAAACATGCGGCTCGCAAGACGCTCGATATAGCGTACTGTCTGGCCGTTAATAGTTCGTCGAACCACGAAATACACCGCGTCTTCAGTACCTTCGCTGATAGCGCACGTCGATTCAAACTGTCCATCAGACGGCTGCGGTGCCCAGGCAAAAACCTGCTGATCGCGCAGGTACGTCAGCACCAGTAGCTGCCCATCATCGCGACAGCACCATGCGGCGCTGTACGGCACTGTCGTGAATGACCAGTCAACAATGCTGTGACGCTGAAAAAGGTGGTTAGAGAGGATCGTCAGGTCATTACCCTGATAGCCGTCTACGTCAAAGCTGTACGCCAGATCGCGCACCACACTGCCTTTTTCCTGCACGAACAATGCAATATTAGCCACGGCGATCGGCGGCACGTTGCTGGAACCGTTGGAACCCTGGGAGCTGAAAGAAAATGTGGAAGGTGTCAGCACCTTATTTTGATCACCGGTGATGACGTATTCACCGCCGGACGTCAGCGCAACAAGCGAGCCGACATCGATCAGGTGGCGAATCTCGTTAACCTGTCGCCCGGCATAGGTGTAGATAATCCGGTCATCATCCTGAATCGGGTTACTTTTGCCGAAATCTTTATAGTCCCCGCTGCGCGATGCCCAGACAGTTTGCGGATAGGCGCTGGACGCAGCAAAGAACAAGCGCTGCTGGTAATAAACCACGGTGCCCGGATAGCCGTTTTTGCTGTTCCAGGCATAGCGCGCCCACTTATAGCTTGCGTTTCCTGAACCCACCACCTGCGATGGAATGAACGAAACCACCGTTGCCGTGGCGCTCCGACCATTACTCGCGACAGCTGTAATTTTCGCAATACCGAAGCCGCTATGGAGATATTCCCATTGAATACCGGTATCGCCACCCCAGCCGTCCCACGACATACCCTCGGTATGCGACGGACGTAAAGAGCCGCTCTTGCCGCTGGTATTAGCGCGGTAATAGTTACTGTCCGCACGGCGAACATCATTAACACTTGTGTCTTTATCGACCTCCCATACCGGTACCGAATCAACCGCGGGCTGCTCAAGATAGAACAGCGTACCAACCTGCTCGCTACCGAATATTGCTGAATTTGCAGTCAGGGTGATCGTGCCGGTAGAGCCGCTGGCATAGACCTTTATTTTTTCGTCAACATTGATGTCTTCGAACGGGCCGTTCTTCGTCTCAACCTTAACGATCTCCCAGTTGTCATGCGCATAGCGCCGCAGTTCCATCGGCGGATAAGATGGATGTACGATCGTCAGGACATCAGCGCTCTGTGTGAACTTCAGGCCAAACAGCGCATCTTCAGCATAGGGCGTTGCCAGCTCGTAAACCGTATCACTGCCGCTCACCAGCACCTGGGCGCCGTCTTTGAATACGCGCATATAGCCTGCGCCGAATTCCAGCGCGTAGGTCTGCACAGTTGAGAACTGGAACGGGATAAGGCGGCACTTACGATCAGGGTATTTTGCTGTGGCGATGAATCTTGTACCGGGCCGATTCTCCACTCCGCCATACTGCCGGACAATGAAGTTCCGGCAGCGGCGAAGGCCGACCTGGTATTTCGCCATATCTACGCGACCATAAAGCGACGGCCCGATTTCGCCGCCGGCAAAGCTCGGTTGAATCCAGCTGACAGCCATCACGACAACCTCGCGATCGTGAATTCGCTGTCATGCTGCGGAGGCTCCTGGCTCTCATTCATGCTGTGTGAACCAGCGCTCAGGATGACGTTGCGGTACATGGTCAGACAGTTATTGCCGAGATCGGCATTACCGGCTAGCGACATGCTGATTGCCGCCGCCAGCCTCCACGCCAGCGCCTCAATAAAAATGTTGTCGTACATATTTACATCAGTGATGCGTGAAACGTACTTCAGCCAGGCGCTCGGCTCGTCCGTAAAAATCATCCGGCCAGTGCCATCGGTATTGGCTCCAACTTCGTACTGAACGCGCAGCGCAGCGGTGGGATTGCGTATGCCACTCACCATAATCCCGATGATGCGCACGCAATCAGTTGGATATGCGTAGGCATACTGCCAGTCCGGCGGCGGCGTACCGGCATCCGCCAGCGCCACACGCTTGGTTGCAAAGTTCCAGGCAAAATCGCTCAATACAGAATCACGGCAGTCCGCATAGTAGAGGTTACAGATGTCCGCTTCTTTCGACTTCTCCGTCAGGCTGTTAATGCTGCGGCTGTTGCCGATGTTGCCCAGCGCCAGATTGCAGATCTCGACTTCAGAGGCCATTAGTCGTTACCTCCGTATAGCGTGTCGGCGGCGCTTTTTTGCTGCTCCGCCTGCGCTGGCGCCAGTGCCATATCGGTGATTTGCAGATCGGCTGTGCGATGGGTACCGTTTTCACTTTCACGAGCGGAAACGCCTTTGATTACAGCCTTGCAGGTCAGCATAACTTCAGTACCGACAGACTGAGGATCTGCCTTAAGTTTGTTCAGCGTATCGTTATTAAGGGTGATGCACAGACCCCACGGATAATCATCGCGAGTATGCGTTTCACCTTTCTCATCCTGGTAGGTGTCGGTGCCAGTTTTGAGGTTTACCAGTTCCATGATCAATCCTGCCTACAATAAAGGGGCCGCAGCCCCTGTTTCACTTGAGGCTTAAATGCCCAGCTCTTTGCGTTTCTCTGCAATTTTTTCCCGCAGCGTGTCGGCTTTCGTATTGAAGTGCGGTTTCTCGTTGAACAACTCTTCGTACTGCTGGCGCAGCTGCTCCAGCTCTTCATCAACTTCAGGTTGCTGCTGAGGACTTTCGACCAGCACAGTAGCGCGCCCCTGCTGTTTTGCTGCCTCTGCTGCAGCATTCAGCGGTCTCAGGCGGCTACCCGGAACGCCGCCAAACTCGATCTCGGTCCCGACCTCAAGCAATGCACCATCAATAAAAGACTTTTCCAGCACTTCGTAACGTGGATTTTCAGACATCTGTCACCTCAGGAGGAACGAGTTAAGCCGTCTGTGTACGGCGTGTTTGCATCCACATCAAGCACCAGCCCAGCAGTGAATTTGCCAGCAGTAAGTGGGCCACCAGCTACTACATAATTAACACGCAGATAACGCTGTACACCCCCAGGCACTTTTGTAGTAATTCGCGCACCAGCAGTCAGAACGTCAAGAGATTTGGCGTCGGATTGCACCAAAACATGAGGGTTTGCAAAGTCTTCAGTCCGCGCCGTTTCCAGTACAATTTGAACCGTTGCGTCACTGTCAGCGGTGGCTGAAACATCAACCTGAGCGAACAGTTCAATCGGATAGCCGATACCGATATCACGGAAATCACCCGCAATCGGTCCCAGATCAATAATGTCAGTAGACGCTGCTGATTGAGTCACCGCCTGCGCCTCAGAAAACATCAGTAATTTATCGAGAATCATATTTGCTCCTGTTAGCTGATATCGGGCCGCACTGCGGCCCAGCCAGGGTTTACTGAACGCGGGATTCAGTGTTTAACAGCGCATCGCATTCGCGGATGGGAATGCCACGGAAATCACGCCAGAAAATACCCTCGGTCTCTTTAACCTTGATGCCGAGCGATGGTTTCTCTACTGCCTGAACGTCCAGATACTCGGCAATATCGCGATTCATATAGATAGCTGAGCGCCCCATCTGAAGATTTGGTATGCGATGAACGGCCTTGATCAGCAGCTTCACAATGTCAGCCGCTTCAGCGCTGCCACCAGCCAGATCGCTGGTATCGAGGTTTGCGATGCGAACGGCATAGCGCCAGTCACGCACTGTCATACCAGCATCCCATTTGTAATGCGTACGGTAGCCCTGATACTTGCCACCGCGATCATCAGTCAGGGTCTGCTCGCCCAGATCCTTATGATTCAGACCGGCTTTCGAGCCTTTTGGATAGATGCCATGCACGGTATTGTCACCCCAGCAGATCAGCCAGACAGATGCGTTATCCGTTTGGGTACCACCGGCATCAATAATGTTTTTGCCGCTTGCTGCGCTCTTATCGTTATAACGTGGGGCCAGGCCCATAAATCGCTCAGGGTTTAATGCTGTGTTGCCATAAAAGATGGTCTCAGCCATTTGCTGATTCATAGCTTCCAGGAATGCGCGATCTTCTGACAGACGGAATTGCGCAGTATTGCCGTTCAGATCTGCCAGCGCTTTATCGACTTCTGCATAAGCTTCCAGCATGCCGCAAGCGTCAGTAACCTGCGCCGTGGTAGATTTGCTTGACTGTACGCCGTAGTTCAGCAAACGCCATGTGGCAGCTGGCAATCCGGTTCGCACGGTAGTTCTGTGACCGGTCGGCAGGTTACCCTCGACCCACATCATGTCCTGCAAAATTGGGTTAGTTTGAGCCAACAGTTCAACGATTTTGTCGATCTTCCCGTTTGGGTCGAGTCGCTTTGCAACGTCAACCAGCGTTGCAGCAGTGATACCTTTTACAGCCATTTATCTGTCCTCACTTGTTTCCATAAAGCACTTCAGCAGCGCTGAGCTGGCCGGTGGTGCCGGGTGACACCATGCTGTCTTCTGACATGGTTTTGCCGACGTTGACGCAGAACCGCACCAGATCCGGGTGATTCCCCAGCCCAGTGCTGTTCAGGTATTCCTTCAATTCGGGTGTGCCGAACGTATCAAGTGCCCGCTGGGCAACGCTCAGGTTTGACGTAAGTTTGTCGCCACCAATTTCTTTGTCCGCTTTAACCGTGGCGGCCCACTCTTCAGTCTGGGTCTGCCAGGCTTCAACCTGTCGCTGCTGCACGCTTTCAAGCAGCTTCGGATAGATACCGACAAGTTTTTGCGCTTGCTCGTTGGTCAGGTTCAGCTCACGCGCCACCGGCTCGAATTGTTCCAGCGCTGCAGTGTCCAGCTCAGCGCCATCTGGCGCCGTAAATTCATACTTCTCAGGCGCGCCTTCGGACTTTTTGTCTTTGTCAGCGTCAGCTGGTTTATCGTTGTCCTTTTCTCCTTCTGGCTTCTTGCCTTCAATGGGTGCTGACTCAGCGCCTTCAGCCGGAGCATCGCCAGCCGGCTCTGTACCTGGTTCAGTTACCTGCTGTGCTGGCTCGGATGCCGCTGGCGCAGCGCCACCGTCGGCGGGTTGCTCTTCACAAAGGCGTCGGAATAAGAGACGTTGAAAAAGATTCATGGTCACTCCTGTTTAGCGGCCTCGTCAGCCATCTTCAGATATTGATCCGGGCAGTGCTGCATTACACGCTGAAACAGCGCCAGTGCCAGATTGCGCTGCCCTTCGTTGAATGCGGTTACGTGCGGATCTACAGCGAACGCAGGAGCAAATACTTTGCCCTGCTCCAGCACCTGCCAGACAACGCGGCGGCCTTGCTCGCTGCTCATGACGTAGCGAATATCGTCAGCGTCACGCTGCTCGCGGATCTGCTGCGCCTTCTTCTGCGCTTCAGTGAGCTGCTGCTCGTCGTCGTAAAGCTCGGTCATTGCTGCTGCGCTCCCGCTGCGCCTGCCAGCGCGCTTAATGCGCTGGGCTCAGATGTCTGGGCTTCGCTGAGAGTTTTTGCACCCTGCGCTGCCGTCATGCCCATTGCGGCGGCCTGCTGCATTTGCTGCTGCTGCGCACGCTGCTCGCGGATCTGCTGCACCTGCTCATCAGGCAGAATGACCGTCGCTGATACGCCGGACATTTCTGCGTAGCTGTCGATCGCCTGGTCAACGTCCAGTTTGTCGAGCGCTTCGGGTTTGAACTGCGCCAGCTGACCAACAAAGCCAACTGTCTGCGCCAGACTGCTCAGGCCAATGGATTTTTGCGCCTGCGCCATGACAGATATGTACTCGACGCGCAGCGGCATCCCCTGCATCACGTCTGGCGGTGGCGGCAGCATGTTTTTCTTCACCATCATGGAAAAAGCGCGATCGATGAGCGGGTTCAGGCATTCGTCATTCAGGCGCTCAAGCACCGGGCCGAGCATCAGAAGCTTCTCTTCTTTCATCTCGATCACCGCTTCGACGGGCATTGAGCGTGTATTGATGTTTTGCAGCATCATGAACAGATCGACGAAATAAGCGCGGTCGATGACCTGCCGTGTATCCTGGATGTCTGCCAGCAGATCGGCGGTGTTGGGATTAACTAAATAGGCGGGTTTAAACCCATCCTGCCCGCTCATCTGGTCGATATATGTGATGTCGCCAGGCAGCAGAGAAACGCGCTGGTTTTTCAGCGATGAAGGCCCAACCATCGGTGGATTGGTTGCTTTGTCGATAAGCTGGGATTTACGGCGCTGCTCCAGCTGTAGAGCTTTCACCTGGCCGAGCGCCAGCATGCCAGGGCAGGATGAACCGTAGACATCCTCGCCGTTCACTTCCCAACGCGGCGCCATGATCGGGAACTCATCGAAACCAGATTCACGCAGCAACTTATCGCTGTCGCCACCGGCTTCGTAATAGACCGATTTAAACGGCTTGTTCTTTGCGTCCATCCGGCCAGTGTCACGGTTAACGTTTGGATAGACAGCATGCACAACATCGATCCACTGCTCATACGTGCCGCTTTCCCACATCGCTTTAACCGCACGGCTGACGTTATCGAGACCAAATTCCATTACAAGCTGGCGCACAGTCATTGAGAACTCGCGGACTGCAGTATCTACGCTGCCGCGTGCGCTGTTCGCCAGGTAATAACTGCCAATGGGGAAAGCTATCGTGCGGATGATGTCGCGGTCATCTTCGAGAACTGCCATAGCTGCGGTGCCGTATGTACCCAGACTGCCGTACAGCAGTGGCAGGGACTGGTACAGATTCGACTTGTTGAACATATCGTTCATGCGCCGCTGCACTGTTTCGAGCCACATTTTTACCGGCCCATAATCCATCATGTCGGGGTCAGGTGTGGCGAGTTTGAACCACGGACGAGCCGGGCTTGTGATACCCGACATCATGCCGCTAGCAAGCGTGCGGGCTGCCAGCGTTGCGGCGGGATCAACAATCTTTGTGTTGCGGCGGTCGTCGCGATTAACTTCGGACGTCAGGAATCGAGAGCCGCGTGGATTGATGAAATCGCTCAGATCGCGCCAGTGCGGTTCGAATGATGTGCGCTCGTTCTTCAACTGAGCGAGCTGCTTGTTCAGCCGTTCCTGTAAGGTTTCCGCCATCGCCACGCTCCGTTACTGACCCAGCAGCGTTTTGCCAGCGGTATTGGCGGTTGACGTGTCGCCCTGCGCGCCAGTCAGTAGCGTAGAGTTACGCCCGGCAGCCGCACGACGGCGGCGCTGCTCGTCGTCGCGAGCGCTAACAACGGCCTGATCCTGCTCCTGCGGTGCCGCCTGGATTTCTGGCGCGGCTGGCACAGATGGTTTGCTACCCATGCACATATCAATGCTCCTATGGATTATTGTTACCAATTTAATCACATAAGATTTATTATTGACATATCACACAGATATTATTACCTTATAGGTAATCATCTATAGCACGTAAGATCTCCGTAACTGCGCCTTTGCCCATCCTTGCGATGGGCTTTTTTATGCGTAGGGATCGTATTCTGTGATGGCCCTGCCCTGCTGCTGGCCGGGCAAGCTGTGCATCTTCTTCGATACCGGAAATGCGAACGTCAGCGCCAGCGCATCGCCGCAACCGGGCGAACGACCGAGACGGTCTTTTACATCCTCTTTCGGCTCCAGAACGACCTTGCCGTCGACGCGCACTTTGTACTCGACCGCCGACAAATCCTCCGCCGTCTCACGCTCATCCAGCGCGCCGCCCAGCTTAAGCCAGGTCTTCACATTGTTGTACATTTCACCGCGCTTATTCAGCATCTGCGGATCTGTGGACTTGCCGCCGAACGGGATCAGCGTCCACGCCCGCCCCCAGCCGTCACCGATGGACTTCAGGCCGGTTCCGTAACCAAAGTCGATAAACACGGCGTCAGCGCGATACTGGTCCTCGTAGTCAGCGATACGCTTCGCCATAATCAGATCGTCTGTTGTTTTGCTGCCACGCCAGAGCAGTTTGCTGTGCAGCCCCTGCCTCAGATAGATAACCGCGTCGTCGGCACCGGAGTATGCCGGGTCGACGCCGATAATAACCGGTGCGTGCGCCACCTGCGCCTCTGTGACGATGCGAGTTAGCGCCTCTTCGGTCATGCCTGTAGGAATGAACTGTGTTTCTGATGCATCCGGGAATATGCCGCGTACGCGCACTTTGAAGAAGTCGCTGTCCTCGCCATAGTCGGCGGCCCACTTCTCGATCTGCGCTTTGTTGGTACCTTCGACTGTGCGACTGTCGATCTGCTTGCATTTCCAGCGGTGGCGGTATTTGCGGAAGCATTCTCTAAATCTACCGGTATTTCTGGTCGGGTTACCGAACGCCACCCAGATAATTTCCGTGCCTTCGTCCGTCAGCGCGCCCTCGGCTACTTCCCACACCAGGTCCGCAATGTTAGAGGCTTCATCAAACACCAGGATGATGCGCTTGCCTTTGTTGTGCAGACCCGCGAACGCTTCGGTATTGTTTTCGCTCCACGGGATAGCGTCGGCGCGCCAGGCTTTTGTGTGGCTCGGATCGTTGGCATAGATAGCTGTAGCGGTGGTGGTGAACCAGTCGCGTGTGATGCTCAGCCGCTGCCATTTTGCGATTTCCGGCCATGTCTTTGTACGCAGCTGATTCTCGGTGTTTGCCGTCACCACCACCTTACAATCTTCGCAAGTATCCATGCCCCATTTGATGAGCATCGAGATAAATGCCGATTTACCAATACCGTGGCCTGATGCGCGCGCCAGCATCAGCGGTTCAAACCGTGTTGCCGGATTGCTGAGATGCTGCCCTATCTCGTCGAATGCTTCAGCTTGCCAGTCGCGTGGCCCTGTTGCGTCTGCCAGTTCTGTATCGGTTTCTCCCCATGGGAACGCATAGAGCGCATAACCCAGCGGATCGTGAGTGAACCCGGCGATGTCTTCAACAAGCTGCTGCTCAAGATCTGCGGCATCACTCATCGGCTTTATTCCGTTCTGCGGCGCGCTGGCGGGCGGCGGCCAGCTTATCAGCGAGGCTGACATTGACGTTGACATCCAGACGCTCTTTAAACGCATTAACATCAACGTGCTTACCGATCAGCTCCAGATTCTTCACTTTGTCCGGCCATTTAATCGACTTCAGCACACCGATCATCTTTTTCTCATCGCCCTGACCTTCAAACAGCTCCGACACTTTCACACCTGACAGGAACTGGCGCCACGGCTTTGGCCAGGTACTCAACGGCTTCAGCGTCAGGTCATCTTCCATAATGTCGGCGAGATCCAACTCATCGATTTCAAGCAGCCGGCGAAGGACATAATCAGCACTGATGCGCTGACGCTTGTTTCGCTCTTCCATCAGTTCAGCTATCCGTTTTTGAATACGAGGTTCCCGCATGTTGATTGATGCGAACTTTGATGCTGTTGCCGGTGAATACCCTGCATTTATCGCTGCCTGCCGCTGGTTATCGGGTAGCTTGATATATTCCAGGCAGTAACGCTCCTGCTGGTCAGTGAGCGGTTTGTATTGTGTTGACGGTCTTCGGGCCATGATAAAACGCCAATATAATTACCATTTCAGTAATAGTACCACGCAAAAAGAAACCGCCCAATGGCGGTTGTTTCAGTCTGGGTCAAAGCAGGTTAGCGCTTTGATTTTTTGCTTCGCATATCTCTGGGCGAGCTGTTTAGCTACATCGACCAGTGTTGACATGCTGGCGTCTTTGAAGTTCTCCTTAACACTGTTCCAGACTTCTTTTTGACGCAGGTCTGCAATGAAATCGTGACCACGAGATGTAAGCCTCAGGGGTAATACCCCCCAACTACCTCCGTCATCAGCGCCTAAGTAAAGACCGAACCCTGGCTTTCCATCCGTTCGCGCAATCAAGCCTTGGTCATCCAATAAGCGCATATGAAAAACAAATTTAGGATCATTGTAGTTGAAACCAGCTTCTAACAGCTCCCTGATATTCGTATCAGGTTCTGGGCTGTCCTCAAAAGCTATGAGTAGATTCTTCAGATATTCATGGTCAATCTTCATTAACCCTCCTTGTTCCTCATATAACCGCTTTAGCTCATTAAAGTGAACCGCCAGTTATGGAAGAGAAGGCCATTGTCATTACGGTGCCCACCGCCCCTTTCATCTTTTCTTGCGCTCCAGCCTTAAATGCTTCGGCTATAACATCACCGAAGGTTTTACTGCCTGTAAGGCTATCTGGATGCCTTTTTAATGATAGCAATGCTTTTTCGGTAAGGGTGACATTCATATATCCCCCATTTGTTGGCGTATAAATTATATAGCCACTCCTTTCAAGAAACCGGAATGTAGCATCAATAATATCCCGCTCCCTTTGCTTTCTCCTTGACTCGTCTGAATTTGGGTCTGACCAGTAATCCTCATCAACTTCACACCCCCAACGAGAATAATCGAAGTTCATCTCTACAGGAAAATTAAGGTATAAGTGAGCAAAAATATGACCTGTAATCTCATCAAATTTTTCAACGTTAGATTTCATCTATTTCCGCAGCAATTGCCTGTGACATGTCACAGTATTTATACCACCAGTTTCATCTCACGCCATCCGTTTGTTACCCAGCACGCTGAGTCGCCACTGCACGGACATGATGTAACCGGCACTTTATCGCCACATTTCCCGCACCGGTTCTTACTGATAGCCCGGATTCTGCTGC